GTCCTGGAAGACAAACTCCGCCGTCATCTTCACGGGCTCGCCTACTTTTGCGGAGAGCTTTAGATTGTTGACCACTCCTCCGAAGTACCGCATGATGTGCGTATCGCCTTTCCTCGTGGCGAAGCTCAAAGAACCAGCTGTTGAGCCTGTCCCCCAATTGCCTGAAGAGATGGAAAATACAGAACCAGAAGTCAGCGAGGCGTAAGTGAATGTCCCGCCTAGGGCGTTAGCCCAAATACCAACCTGCTCGTCTGGATGAGCATATAGTTCTATGGAACCTGAAGCTCCACGATTGGTCTGCACACGCCGCGCATAGCCTCTGTTTACAGCGAGTTCTTCCAGCTTCATCGACTCGATCTCAACCTTAAAGGAAACCGAGATCGGTTGCAACATCTTGAACGAGGTTGATGTCACTGCATCAGTCCCATAGGTTGATTCGAGTTGGTACACCGTCCAAGCATTAGCTCCGACTTGTGCAAAATCACCTACTGCCATTGTATAGTCCCTCCCGTGCTTTTTTAAGCGCCGCTAAAGATGCGTTAAAACTGTCCCGTTTTTCACTAAGGTCGTTGAAACTCTTGCGGATTTGCTCTGTCGCGGACGGGTTCACCGTCGAAAGCTCATCTTCTAGATTGGCTTTGTTTATCGCCAGCAATCCTCTGCCGGAACAATTGAATATGGGAAGCCTCCAGGAGTTAACGAATTGTGTCAACCATCTGGCCGAGAACAAGAGGTTCCCGGAGGTCAGGACAATATCTCGATTGATATCTAGGAGTGTGTGCTGGGCCATGTAGAATCGCTTAGGCTTTGGATTGCTGAAGGCATAGTAATTCCCCTCAGCAGTCCATGAGTAGTCGTATCCGACAAGCAGGATTTTGTCATACCCGGAGAAGTTGGTCTGGTCGAATTCATCGTTGCCGGTCATGAAAACGACTTGGGCGTTAGAGACATTGGACGAGGCCGGGATTGTTCGAATTCCTTGCGGGCCCATGATGGGGAGAAAGACTTTTTCGGTCTCTATCGCATCACGGTTTACATAGAAGTAGACCGGCCCCTTCCATTTCTTCGTCCATTCGGTGTTGGCGTATGGAGTGGCAATGAGCTTGATCCCCGCCGTCTTGTCTATGTACGGCGCAACCCACCTGTACTCGATGTTGCAATCGCACAACATCACGAAGTCCGGTGTTATCCCGTGGTCCAACAACACACCGAACGCCTTGTCGCAACAGAGGATATCGCACCGGTTTCGGAACTTCTTGAGTGTTTCTATCTGATCCTCAAGACTAGCCCCCATGGCAACAGAGACCAAGACTTTCCCAAGACCGCAGTTCCTAAGCTCTTCTGTTGACCTCTGGTTGACGAGGTTCACGTTATCGTTTGCGAACGGTATCCACTTGGACTCGCCGAACTGCTTGAAGACCGTATGGCTCTGCTTCTTGACATCAGCATAGGTCAGATTTTGCATTAGTCGCCCCTGTAGATGACATATAGCGCCCAGACCATCACACCAAAACTCACCATGCCAAGGAACAGGCTGGGAAGGATAAATCTCATGACCTGCCCTGGCACCATACGGCTTATAGCCTCTGCCGATACGGTCCCGGCCAGGACAAGCATAGCCAACGTCATAGACTGATCTCGTCTGCGTCTCATCGGAAAGTGTGCCTGGCTTTCAAGTCAATTAGGACCAGAGAAATCCTTGCTCCGTCGGCTTGAGGAGTAAAAGTCCCGAATGAAGTGGACCTTGGGTTGCACCATAAAGCCGTCCCTGAGATGTTATAGTTCCTCTGGAACACTCCCTCGATGTTCTCGGCCATCCGGTACATCTCTGTTATGGCGTCGTCGTATTGGCTATGCGATCCATCCCTCATCCACATACCCCAAATCTCATAGTTCACATCCTTAAACTTAACAACATTGGTTGCCGCTGGACCTGGTTGACCGAGAGAAGCGAAATCTTCCTCCCCGCTGGCGATGCGTATATAGACGGCCGGCAGTTCATCCCATCTTATACTCGTCACCTCCGGGTCTCGGATGGAAATGGTCACCACGCGCCTAGTAAGGCCGGACGAGAGGTCCGGGTTGGAGGTTGTCGTATTGGCATTTGTCAGCACGGTCCTTACGGCGACGGCGTTGGTTTCGTAATCGAACGGCATCTACTCCCCCGCCCAATTGTTCAAGACGATCTGCCCCGCAAGCTCTATCCCGTCTTCTGAAATCCACATGAACTGGCGTCTTGGGAGACGGTCGGTCCCCTCGTCATGAAAGCCGGAGTAATTTGCCGCATTGAACAGCGCAACCTGTCCATGCCTTTCCTTGATATTAGACGGGCTGAAGGACTTGCGTAGATTGCCCGTCAGTTCGAGAAGGCGCTCTTGAGATACTAAGGACCGACCTTCCGTAGCGGCCCTCTTTCTGGCTCTTTTTGACGCAAGCCGACCAGCCAAACGAGCCCTTTGTTTCCTGTATGCCGCGCTCCACGGGGGCCATGACGAGCCATCGGGATTCCTCTTTTCTTTGAAATGCTTGACGACTTCCTTGAAACCGACGATCCTCGCCGCCGTCAGCAAACCTTTCTGAAGGCGCGATTTATCCCTCAGGTCATCTATAAACCTCGTCCACTCAGGAGCATTAAGGCTGACCTCTATCTGCGCCATTATGTCCTGTCGCCCTCGATATCGTCTATTTGGTCCTGGTCAACACCCCAATTCTTCGGGTCGTCCATGTTGAAGACATGGGCGTAACCTTCCGTAGTTGACAACATCCTGGCCGATGACCTGTTGGGAACTACGGACCCGTCTGTATAGGCCAGCTTCGTCTTGCCGTCCCGGATATCTTCGAGTTGTTTAATCGCCCCCTCGAACCTGTCTAGGTACTCCTGCCTTCGTTGGCCGTCTTGGGCATAGGCCGCTCTTGCCGCATACCAACTTGCGATGTCCTCAGACAGCGTCCGCACCATCGTCGGGACATTGGTTGTGCTCGTCGCGGTAATGAAAGGCAGGCTATATTTGGCCGTAACGTAGGCATTTACAATTCCCTCTGCCCTGTCTATATGCCGAGAAAACAGGTTCATGCCGGCGGTATCAGAGCTAGTGGTATTCCCACGGAGGAATCCAGGCACTAGCTCCGATATCGCTGTCGTTGTGGCGTAAACGCCCATGTGACAAGCCGATCCTAAGACCTCGTTGACGTGAACCTCTCCGGGATACCCATCTTCTTGAGCTTGGCGTAGTCGAGAGCATCCTTTGGATGGTTCGAGGAATTCGGCTTTAGAGTCCTCAACGAATGTTGCCGACTCCCGTTGTAATCCATGTACTTGCCGATCAGAAGGACCCATCCCCTTTGATTGCGTTCCATGAAAAACCTAGGTTCCCCGGCCCGGATAACCTTTGGTGTCACAACCTTGGTCCCTTTATCGCTGATGCGCTCCGTGAATTTTACTTCCGGCTCCGGCAAAGCCTCCCCTTCAACGAGAGGCTTCAATTCGTCAAGAGTCAAACCCTCGAAAGGGTTTGACCCCCTTGATTTAACGGCGCTCTTTGCCTCGGGTTCTGCGGATAGTCTAGGCACATTGCCCCCTTAGATTAGATTCCCCTTTCGGGGGCGGGCCGGTTAAGACCCGCCCCCTTTAGGAGCTTACTGAACGGTATTTACGACAAGGTAGCCGGCGTCCGACGCAGGAACAACCTGGTCGTACATATGGCTCACCTCGATCCACTCACCGTTCCTCGGTTCGTCCATCCACCTCTTCGCCGTAACGCCTGAACCTCTCTTGAAGCAATAGAGCGCGGACGGCTTCCTAAGTCCAGGAGACTTCTCGACGTAGCCGAACCAGGCGGAGTCGGTAAAGATATTCGCCATAGTCGCGGCAAGTCCCTCTTCCGCCGTGTTCCTCTGACCCTTTGCGACATGGAGCTTTTCAACGCCAAATAGTTTGGCGATGAGGTCCGGGCCGACAGATTCGGAACTGGTGTACTTGATTCTGTCAACCACGGACGTATGCTCCTTGACCGCAAGGAAGGTCCGGTAGTCTAGGACGCAGGTATTAGCCGGCCTAGCAGCGTTCAGAAGGACCGTTGACGCGGCGCTATCCGCCGTCAGGATAGGGTTGGATACTGTCGTGTTTGCCGACCACGCCAGAGCCGCCGATAGGGATGACTCGTTGGCCCAACCTCCGTCCGTGAACAACAGAGTTGCCGCATCAACTTCTTTCTGCAAGAGGACTTTAGCCGTCAAATCCTCCGTTGTCGCTACGTCGAGGTTCAATCCCTCGTCGGCATTCTCTCTTTGCCTCTGAGTGATGATTTCCTTCAACGCATGCTCCTGGAGACGATAAGTCGCCGTGGACAAAAGCAAATTGTCCTGGTTCGCCTCCGCTCCGTCAGCCCTCAGCGTTGCGACAGACTTTAGAGACTGAGCCTTGTCGAAGATGAAGTAGCTGTCGGATTCCTTCTTGACCGGAACCACCGTGAACACCTCGTCCGCAATCAAGCCCTCGGCTTTATAGGCGATAGAGATGTTCGTAAGGGGTCGGTCAACATGAATAGGACCCTGTACGGGCATTTTCCATTACCTCCTTACAGCGCCGGCCGCGTTGACACGGGCTGGAGCAAGACCTCGAAGGTCGCTCCCGTAGCTCCCGCGCTTTGCAACGCGATACCGAGGATTGGGACCATAACGGTCGTGACCGTAGCGGGGTTAGCCCGCTCCGTTACACGACCAGCCGCATCTGTCGCAAGTCCAACGATAGCACCTGCGGAGATGGACGCATTGGCGAGAGCCTTACCTACCGGAGCGGACAAGAGAACCGGAACTGCCTCTCCTGTCGCTGAAGCTCCTCGTAGGGTCAAGCCAATTACCATGCCCGTGCTGGTGTTGAGGTACGTAATCCACGGACCATCGGCAGTCGTGGTCACGATCCTAACAGCAGCATTAGCGGTCAAGGTTTCCTGGGCAATGAAGGTTCTTACATCTCCCTTGCCCGACATTTCCTGAGCCATGCTTTACTCCATGTTTACTTCGCCGTGTTGGACTCTGAGCGGGCCACGCTCAAAGCCTTATCCGGTATTCTTTGGGCCTTACTCCTCTCCCCGCGAGACAGCGAGCAAAGCGGCTCGATAGCCGACCTTGTTCTTCTCTGCGTACTTCTTGGCCTTATCATCCATGTCAAGGCCGATCTCATCGCCCTTCCTGGAGGGCGTTCCACCCGTACCAGTTACAAACGATGTCGGGAGGGTCACTCCCGAACCTCTCTGTAAAAACTCAAGGACGAGCCCGCGTGTTGACGCGAACTCCTTGTCACCGATCTTGAATTTCTTTTCTGGTGTCATCTCCAAAGAACTCAACAGAACGAGCGCCACGTCTTTCTGAGCAGGACTGATCTTCTTTTCGGAGATGAGCTTGTCTACGAGGCTCCTATCTTCCGCCTCTTGCTTATCCGCAAGATGCTTCGCCAGGTCTCCGTTAAGCTCCTTAATCCTGGCCTCGGCGGTCTTGAGCTTTTTGTCCTGGTCCTCAACGCTCGCCTCGGCCTGAGAGAACTTCATCTTAATCTCGGACAACTCCTTGGACTGCGCATCGTAAGACCTCTTCAAACCGTCGTAGTCCTGAGTCTTTCGAGCATCAATATCCGACGTGAGTTCCGCAATCTTGGCCTGAGCTTCTGCGTATTTCTTCTCCAACTCCGCGAGCTTTTCCATTGCTTGTGCATCCTCCTTTAATGCCGACTGGTCGAATGTGTAAACTCGTACCTCGGACTCTCTCCCATACGCTCTTGCCGCTTGTAACGCCTTGTCGGCGCTATAGAGAGCGATAATATCGTCTAGGTTGTTGAGCGACTCTACTGCCGGTGCTTCGGCGCCTAGCAGACCAACAGCTTTCAACAAATACTTCCACTTCTTACCGGCGACTTCGACCCCTTTATATATTTCGGCAGACCTGGTGCGGTAGGCTCCTACCTTCATCAGTTCCGCGATCTTCCTCGGGACATTCTTAAAATCAGCGACCAACTTAGAACCTACCCGTCTTAAATTCTCCACGATCCCCAATGCCGGTAGTTCTGCTATCGCGAGCCCGGACTTCTTCGCGAGCCTTTGGGAGTCGTCGTGCGATAATTTCAGAAATGGAGTTAACGCATCCTTGGTAGAGTTGTAAGCCTCTACCAGAGCGTCCAAAGCATCAGTACCATATGTGTCTCCATTCCAGGTCCCGGCAGCGAAAACCTCAACACCAGGGATATCAACGACAGCGAGTGCATATTTTTTGGTCTTAGCCTTTTCAGCCATCTCCTCGGCTCTTTTAAGATACTCTCCTTCTCCCTCGTCCTTCTCAATCATGCCCAAGGATGTCTTACAGATGGCCCAAGCAGATGACTCTTCTGTACCTTTGTCAATCAAGTGTTGAACACAGCTTTCAAGTTTGTCCGGCATTAGAACCTCGGTGACCTGTCTATCACGTCCGCCACGACAGACACGGCGAAACTCGGCGTTGAAGTTGCCGACATGGCTTCGTAAAGACCCGTGTTAGTCCCCAGGAGCCACCCGCCATAGATATTGATTTCCCGCACGTCGCCAACAGTCGTAACGCTCCTGGTGAAGGCATTGGCCCCCGCGCTGGGCAAAAAGCTGAACACCATTGGATTGGTGGTCGTAGTGTTGGCACTTATGGATATGTGCCTGACCATGATACTCAACCCGGTCCCTTGGCCCGCGATCAGGGCCGCACTAGTCGCCGTCGCGCTGATAGTGGCCGTGGTCTGTAGACTGTGGGTCTGGATAGTTAGCATGTTACCTTGTGAGAATCCTATAGCGTACCTCAACCTGCGCGCCAGGTGTCGAGGCGGCGCTTATCGTCAATGCAAAGACAAGAGCCGTGTTGGTGTCGAGTATCCAGGGCTCCGACAGTTGGGTATCAAGCGCGAGCGTAGTTTGAGTCTGACTGTAGAGTGTCCGGAACATCGCGTTTGAAGAACTCGCCGTCACGCTCAAAGCGGTCAAGCTGCTTGCTCGTAAGAACGTGTCGTTCTCTCCGGCCGTGTCGGTACTTATGAAGATACGAATGCTGTCTATCGCCAAGGCGTTACCGGCACCAGGAGCCGAGACCACGTTTGTTGAGCCCGTGGCCCCTACGCTAGTGGAGGTGAACTGCGGTAAACCAAACCTGTCCGATGTCTCATATGAGCCCATAATTTCTCCCTTTCACGCTACTCTGATTCCTTCTCCCGCAATTACTTCGTAATCAACCGTGTAAGAGACCCTCACCGCAGAAGAAAGGTCAATAGACAGCTCTGTATCTTCGCTCAAGAGCCACCCGTCGGGCCTAAGGTCCTGCGTCATTGACCCGCCGCGAGGAGCAAGATTGGTCCGGTACTTCGCATCACCAAGACCATCCCGGAAGCCAACTATGACAGGCTCGGTTTCGCTAAGGTTGGCCGCTTGGATAACCTTGCATAGGAGCCGTTTGCCGGGGCCCGGCTTCGCAATGACCGGCGTCCCCCCAAAAGTAGATGCCTCCCCGGACGCAACGAGATTTGGTTGGAGCTGGAATATGAGATTCCCGCCTAGAGCCTGCAAGGTGCTGATCTTAGGAGGGGTATCAAAGTCTTCCTGGTCCTTGACCTCAAACTTGGTAATGGGGACTAGGATGGACCGGCAATTGAAATGAGTTGGAGGAGACACCCTCGCGAGGAAGTCCGCATCCTTCTCGTTCCCGAACTTCATCCCATCTAGTCTCTCGCAAATCTCACTGGTCCGGGTGTCGAGGATCGCGCTCCACTGATAGCCCGTGATGATTTGAGCGGCCATCGGGTCATCTTGGAAGTATGACTGTCTGGCGGCGTTGAAAAACTCGGTGGTCCTCGTCCTGACGACCGTCCGGAGCAGAGCGTTGGTGATCTTATCATCCACCTCATCCCGAATCTGCTTGGCTATCTCGGCTTCGCCGAGACCTGCCTTCATGCCGGAGAAGATGCGATTCTTCGTCCTCTTCAGGATATCGCTCGTAATATCCCCGACGAGCTTGAAAGACTCCGCAATCATCAAATCTTCGTAGTCATCGGGCGTTAAGTCGTCTGCGACGAATGACCTTATGCCGTCAGGGAATAACTCGTTCTTCGCGCCTTCCAGCGCATCCCAGAACATCGCCTTGAAGTGAGACCGGAACACGTCGTTAAGTTCCTTCTGATACTTGACTCTCAAAGACTCAACTTTGGCTGGAGCAAACTTGTTGATGATGGCCTTGTCCTTCATCTGAGACAAGAGGTCCGCAAGTTGCTTGCGAACTATTGATTGCGCGTCCCGGAGAAGGCTCCCGTCCGCTCGGTCCATCTTCCCCTCAAGCCTCGCAAAGTCCATCTTCTTCTCGTAGGATGGCCTGGAACGAGCGAACGCCTTTTCCTCTGCCTGTTCCTTCGGCAGGGCCGGTGATTTCTCTGGGGCTACAGGCTCTAGCACTAGCTGGATAGTCTCCGGTTCCGGAAAGCCGGTCTTCCTCAAGAAGTGCCTGATCTCATCTTCAGAAGCCTTCCATGCTCCGCCCCTAACGGCCTCAGACCACAATGCCAAGAACTGTGATTGGTCTTCACGGCTGAACGGCTTGAATTCAAACGACGCCGTTACCTTATCACCGAAGTTGACGTTGACAAGAGGCTTGATCAGGTGGTTTGTTATCTTGCGCGCCAAAGAAAGCCTGTCCTTCTCGATAGACGCCAGGAACACCTTGAACTGCTCTACCCCTAGGCTGTAGGACCCTCCGCCAGTTTTATCCCCGGATATCCCGAGGAGGTCAGGAACGAGTACGGCGCGAGCGATCCATGTGTTGAGGTGATTGAGTAGTTTGATGTAATGGTCAGTGGAGTCTTTCGCCGGCTGAGCCAGCTCAATCTGAGTATTAGAAGGGACGGTCAATACCGTGTTGTCTTGAATTGATTTTAAGACAGCCTGAAAACGCGAGACCTCGGCGGGTTCCATGTTCGGGTCGTAACGGCCTATCACTAGAGCCCCGGCAAATCTCTCGCTGTACCTCATCGCCATACGTAAAATGAACTTCTTCGACTTCCAGGGAGTATGCGCCGCCTTCAAGTCAGACTTACCGTATGGATTGCTGAAATCAGGCTGATAAACATGGTGGATGATGCGTGATGGCTCCAGTAGGATTGCGCCATTCGAAGTCCGCTGTTCAATCTCCCTCACGATACCAACATCGTCTAAATGGAAAAGGAATGAGTGTGGGGGGCGGACCTTGATGAGCCTGATCTCGTACTTGCCAGATACGCTATCGCCTGGCTCGATGAAAACCGCATCGGCAATGCTAAATCCGTAATCGTAGGAAGTCAACATACCCCTAAGAACATCTTCAAAACTGTCCTCCATCCCATCATACGACCCTATCCGATTTAGCGCCCCCTCAAGAAATTCCTGGACTTCTTGGTCATCAGAGACAACCCTCCAGCCAGTGTTCACATTCATGTCCTTCTTCAAGGACAATACCGCCTTCACCTGATCGTCGTCCCTCATCTCATCGTAAATGCTGTAGTCGTTGCCTGGGACGAGAGTATCGGGGTTGTAAGGGTAGTGGTAGGATGCCCTGAAATATGGGGACTTGAGGACCGTATCCGCTTCTAACGGCGCGTCGGCTTCCACAAAAAGCCTGGGCTTACGTTTCACGCGGGACCCCAACTTTGATTCCGAAATCGTCACTATAGACACGCGCCTTCACCTGGACGTACACCTGGTATGCTATGGCCCATGACATTACTAGGTCGTCGTGATACCCCTGCGCCGCCTCATACCTTTTACTGTCTACATGATTGAACGTCAATGCCTCCCTAAGAAATAACTCATCAAAAACTTTGAATTCCGTTTCGAACGTTTCTATGCCATCATCAAATTTTCCTTCTATCGCAAGTTTAATTGACTGGAGCATGATTGGCCGACTCTGAGAGTCCGTTTCCCAACCATACTTAGTGTCAATATAAGTGGATTTCTTAGCAGTAGATATTAGGCGTTGTTTCTCCTCGGTGTACAGGTTTGGATAATGAAGTTTCTTCGACAACCAGAGCAGGACGGCATGACCGTGATTGTTGCGTTCGACAGCGAGTTTCGCATTGTTAAACTTTCTCCCCCATGAGTCGCAGATCTCCGCGAACTTGTCTACGTTGACTCTAGCTCGGTAGCGGAACGCTTGTTGCCGGCAGGTCGTGCAGAAGATGGTCAGCACCGACCAGTCTCCTGCCACTCCTCCCTCGGCAACATCGGCTCCTGCGGCGTACAAGTGCCTATCTTGCGGCGTTTCCCATTGGTCTATTTCTGGAGTGCGAAAGACCGGAGGATGCGACCTATTGTGGGCGATGGCCTCTTGGAGGAGCCTGGTCACTTTCGGGTTGTCGAAGAAGTGAAGTCCGGATTCCATGAAGCAAGTGTCATCATCTTCGGCGTACTGTTCTTGGAACTGCGAACCAAGTTCACGGCGCATCCTACGCCGGAATAGGATTTGGCCGCCGTCCAATTTCGCTCCATATTTTGTCTCCGCCAGAGCGACGATCCGTTGTTCCTCGGGAGAGAACTCCAACGGCTCAACGACAATATCCCTATACTCCCTTTGGAGGAACCATGGATGGAAGGTGTGGGTATAGTCCGAATCTGGTTGTTTCACTTCGAGCCACTTTGAATGGGCGTGGTTCACCCCGGCCGGGACGCCCTCCAGGGTAATATCTGCGTTTGGGGGGCAAGCGGCGATAGTCTGTTTGATGTCGTCTGGGTTGCAAAGCGGATATTCCGAGATGTGGAGCTTGTGTAGAGTGGTTGAAAGGACTCTCAGGCTCACGACGACTCTTGAGTTTGTTTTTGCGATGGAGAGCGTTTTAGCGTTGTCCTTTCTGAGTTCCGGTCTAAGAGAATTCGGCATGGTCTCATGAGCCCTGCGCACAACTTCCCAGAGAAAGTCCAAGGTCTGTTGCTCTTGGGCCTGGATGCCGACAAAGGTGTTCGGATGGAATATGGCTTCGTCGAGATAGTAAAGGAGCCAAAATGTTGACACGCCGGACTGACGGCATTTTAGATCGTAGTGCCTTAGGGGAAGGCCGGCTTTTAGACTCGGTAGGATCGCCTCTCGAATTCTTAGTTGGGAGGGATTGAGGATGAATCTAGTGAGGTCGGCGTTTTTGTCAACAATCTTGTATAGGTGTTGCAGGCGCCACCACTTACTCCGGAGCTTGGGGTGGGTCGGGATCGACATCGTATACATCGCCCTCCCTCTCTATGGCTCCAACAACCTCGGCATGGATGTTGACGCTTCTGGCTTCAACTCTTTCCGTAGGTCCGCCCATCATGAAACTCTCGTTTTTTATCAGTTGACCTATCGCGTCAGCCATGAGCTTGATATCAGCGAATGTGAAGTGTTTTGCGATATCTCCTGTCTCTGGATTTGTCGCGGCAAGGAGTTTGTCGTGAACATGCTTAAGCCCCAGGTTATTTGTCTTGCTGTATTTTTCCCATTTGTCTGCGAGCTTATTGGCAACTCTGCGGTCGGCTTCTTGCAGGCTCTTGGTTATGATAGCCGCCCGTTTCCCGATCCATCCATCTCGTTTGACATGTTGGTAAAGCAAGGGGAAGGAGGGGATGCCTTTCTCTTTTGCAAAGGCATTCACGGTTCCCGGCCAAGTCAGGAATTCCCGCTCTAATCTATCCCAGTCATAGGCGCGCTGATTTTTCTTCGAGACAACACGATGCCCACACAGGGTCTTAGCCCCCTTTGGTTTTTTCCAGTAGGGGGGCTTCGTCCCCTTGGCCGTTGCGAGACTCGGTTCTTGGTTGGGTTCCTGATTCGTTTCTTGGCTGGATTCCGTTTCCATGGTCTATCTCTATTTTTCCTGTACCGTCTTTTAGCGCCTTGTCCACCAGAACTTTAGCTAGTTCCGTCCTTCCTCGTTCGTCCCATGTTGGGTTCATGCAAGCCGCTTTGCACATCCAGTCTTGCGCCTGTTCCCAACATCGCGGGTCCCATACCTGGGCCTCGGCTAGGAGCGGCAGCGATTCAGCCGTTCGGCCAAGTTGGATGAGTAATTTTGCCCGCTCAAAAAGCGCGGCCGCGTGAGGTCTGGCTTGGAATACAGATTGCCAGGCTAGCTCGGCGTCTTGGAATCTTCCCATCTGAGTAAGCCATTGGGCCACGGCGATCTTGATACGCCATCCGTCCCTAACCGATTCCGGAAGGTCTTTGATCATGTCGTGTTGGCGGTCCGGGTCCTTACCATAGACGCCGAAGATAAGCGCCAGGTGGGCCTCTGGGAAGGCGGGGTATATGTCTATGGCCTTCTTGAACTTGCGCTCGTTGAACAATCTGATTGCCTCGCGTTGCTTGGTCACAACATCAACTACAGCCTTCCAGTCCTCGACCTCGACCTTCTGGATGGGCCCTTTTTTGAGAAGATAGGTCTGGCCGTAAGTAACATTGTCCTCCCACTCCCAATCGAGACCCGTTTTTCTAAAGAGATTCTTGGCCTGGTTCCTTGAGAACAGGTTGATATGGTCCTTGTGGAAAAGGTTGTCGAAGTTTGACAGGGGTGTCCCTGACTGTTCTTCGATGTTCTCCAACCAGTATGGGCATGAAATCAGCATTCTACCGTCGTCTTTCAGCGCCTTCGCATAGTGCGCCAACTTTTCATCCGGTTCCGTAAAATGTTCGAGGGTATGGACCATTACGATCAGGTCATAGGGTTCTTTGGTGCTGAGTTCCTCCTCCAGGGGTATGCCGTAGTAGTGTTCTGAAAATCTCCGCCTCATGAGGTCCCACTCGGAACCCCTGACTTTGTGCCCTAATCTTTTGAGCATCGAGAGGATGTACCCGTTCGCGGCTCCGACATCACCGCAGACCAAGCCCGTCTTTCCTTCCAGATATTTAGCCAACCATCGCCGGACGTAGTTTATCTTGTTGTTCTTTGTGAGGAGTTCTTGGGC